GATATCCATGCAAAGTCCCCGTTAAAGGAAACTTCATCGAATGGAACCCCAGAATCGTCTACGTCACGTCCAACTATCCGCCACAGCATTTTTATTTCGACAAGGAAGACTGGCTTCAAGCATTACTAGCACGTATCGAGGTAGTCGAACATATGACTTAAGGATTCCACCGTCGATACCGCCAGCTCGGCATTACTGCCCCTCTTCTAATATATGCTTGGCGTAACCCTGATATAGATCTAAGTTGTCTGTTCATCTCTTGCTGTATAAGATCTATCCGCTTGTCATATGCTCCTACAGCGTCTTCAAGTTGCGCAAGATGTTCTTCCATAAAAGCCAAACGTTCCGACGCTCGATCATACTCTCGCTCCGTCACAGAAACACTAGTTCTCCCAGCTATCCATGCAAGATATCGTTCAATCACCGCGCGATGTCTGCGCATTCCATCTCGATATTCCTCTCTTTGATACTTCAAATCGTTCCATGCAGCCCGTCTTTCCTTAATTACATCTCTTATCTCATCCCGTAACATAGCAATGTCACGTCCCCACCATGCATTTGCAGTCTCAGCGACCTTCCCTTCAACAGACGACGCAATTGCTCTAGATAAATCTCTTTGACTCCAATTACTCATTTTGAACAAATGATCCTCTATTTAAAAAAAAACTCGCCTCCAAGCCGGGCTGAAGCCCTGTGGCTCGCGACTGCCTCGGGCTCTTTTGACCTCCAGTCTGGGTGCTAGGCGCACTGCCTATTCTTTTGCATTGCATGCAGCTTTTTTTTTAAAGCCGACTAGCGGCTGTTTATTAAGGAGTCAAAGACCAGTTCTGTGGAACCTGAACAATCCACAACCGAATAACAGAGTTATTTGGAATATTCGTCGAGTAACCCATCTGCAATGATGCTTTAGCTTTACCCGGGGCTGTCACCGTAATAAACGTTGTAATTTGCATTGCCACATTTGTAGTCGCCCCCACAGTAGGTGCAGTCAAATGTCCCGGGCTCTGACCAGGCAGTGTCAACCCAGGAATCCATGCTTGACAATGAACCAACGAATCAAAGTTCTGCCAATGACCTGAATCTGCAGGACCCTCTTTCCGAACGGTAATCAAGTACGACCCCAACGAAATATTCTCAGGAAACGTAATGCTAAACCGAGCAGCACTTACGTTCGCCACCTGAACACCAATTGTGTTGGTTAACTTGTAATAAATCGGCGGATTAGCTCGCACCGCTTCTGATCCTGATGACTGCCACGCAGTAGAATCCGCTGCAATGTTGTTCCCAAGTAAGCTTCCAAACAGTTGTGCTCTCGAAAGCTTAATCCGGTATGTAACCCACAATTCTCCCAAAATCTGCGTTCCACCTCCAGGTAGTGACGGAACACCTTCCGTCGCAATACAAAATGTCCCAATGTCAGTAAAAATCTTCGACTTGGTGGACACACCAGTTCGCACGTACTGCATATTCAATGCCTGTTGCGAATTTTTCGTTTCCACACCATGCACAATAACTTGTGATGGCTTTGCAGCATTCGCATAATCATAATTTTCCATTTGAACCGAGTTCACAAAAGGAGGCGCTTCTGGATCATAATTTGTCGCCAGAATAACTTTTCCCAAAGAATTGCTCGTTGCGTTGTTCTCTCCGCTGGTCGGATTAAACTTAAACACCAAGCCATCAAATTCATATAACGTATAATTCTGTGCAATTTGCGACAGAAACGGAAACGTAGAGGACAATCCAGGATTGATCGGAAATGACACAACCTCGAAGGGACTCGGTTGACCAGCATTGGACGTTGCAGAAATATTCTGCAAAAACTCAGTTTGAGTGATATATACATCCCCGCTTAGCGAATCTTCATTAACAGATATCTGACCTTTGTTGCTTCCGCCAATCAGTTGATTCTCATTCATACCGTACCCTGAGACAAATGAATGCAATGCTTTACCAGCATACGCTCCCATAGATCCACCAAATGGCAATCCACTCTTCTGTCCAATATATTTGCCACCATACACGTAGGCGGCTTGAGGAATTCTACTCAGCATCTTCCGATAATCTCCAGGTCCATAATACTGCAATGCATTCCTCACCACTTTCTGCTCTAAGTTCGCACTCTTCGAGTCCGCGCCCATAAGAGCTCTCCCCATTTGTCTCACAGGAGCATCATACGGTGTATTCCGGTATATTTTCGCAAAATATTTCTGCTGTCCATACCTCCACTTCGCTAATGTATTAGCGTCTCTGAATCGGCGGCGACGGCGCCCTGCTCCTCCTCCGCCTGGTGTTGGAATCATTACAGATATAGCAGTTGAACAATAACAGTAGCTTTAATAAGATCCTCGTGATTAGTCTAAATGATTCGACTTAGCAAAATCCACAAGATCTCGAATTACTTCTTCGACCTGCTGAATTCTTGCAATCGAAGATCCCTGCACGGCTTCACCAGCAGCGTATTTCTGTTCCAGTTTCCACAATCTTCGCTCCAAGTCATCCAGACGTTCCCTTAGAGTTCCTCCCGCGGATCTCTTGACTGGCGCTCCTGGACAACGCTTGCGTTTGCGTTTGGATCCAATCTGTTCGTCACTCGGCAGTTCCGAACATAATTCCATAGCTCCATCATCTCCTGATGCACCAACAACAATCGCAGGTAATGAACCGCATGGGAATGCCTCATTTCCACCTGCTCCGTTGTCAACCTTGAGTTCCTCATCGGGTGCTCCACACCATATGGAATTGAAATCTTCATCAGACACAGTCAAAGGAGGTAAAATCTCTTGAAAAGACATAAATTTGTTTAAATGACATACACCCAAACACAACCGCTCTTTTATATTTTTTGTCCCCAGTCGCGCCAATTTAAGTCTTAACACCACGTCACACTATTTTTCAAATAGTCTTACTACCAGTCACACACACGCATTTCCGACTCCTACCAGTCGCGCCAAATTCGGTCTTACTACCAGTCACACTATTTTTCAAATATCGGTTCGGTTCGTAAAACCACTATATAAGGCCCAAGGCCCAAAGTGAATGGGTAATACTAACCATTCACCTTGGGCCGCCATGCCTGGTGCAAAGCTGTGGTGCTTCACTATCAACAACTACACTGATGACATCTTTCCACTACTCGACGAACTCTATGACTCCAAGCAAGTCTCTTACATCTGCGTCGCTCGTGAAGTTGGAGCTTCGGGTACTCCTCATCTCCAATGCTGCTGCCGCTTCGAACAACGTGTCTCCTTCAAACGAGCCAAGGAACTCCTCGGTGGTGACATAGTCCACATCGAGCAAATGCGTGGAACGCTAGATCAGGCTGCTGAGTACTGCAAGAAAGACGGCGATTACTACGAACGCGGACAACTTAAATCTCAAGGACAACGACAAGACTTGACAGATCTCCAGACTGCTGTACAGCAAGGCGTCGACATGAAATACCTTCGTGACAACCACTTTAAAGAATTTCTTCGATACGGCAGGATGCTCGAAGCTGCGCTAGCTCTAAATGCTGTACCACGTTCCTGGAAGACGCAAGTCATCTGGATCTGGGGACCTCCACGGTGCGGCAAGTCCCGACTGGCACACAAAGAAGGTAGTTCCCTCTCTAACGGTCATCTCAGCTTCATCGCTGACAAGTCGCTCACATGGTTCAACGGCTGGACACCAGGACATAAAGTCGCAATACTCGATGACTTCGATGGAACTGCAAAGATCAACACCCTTCTCACGATCTTCGATCGATATCCATGCAAAGTCCCCGTTAAAGGAAACTTCATCGAATGGAACCCCAGAATCGTCTACGTCACGTCCAACTATCCGCCACAGCATTTTTATTTCGACAAGGAAGACTGGCTTCAAGCATTACT